ACACCGACGATCTTCGCCACGAAGTCGCCGCCCGCGTTGGCGGACCCCGCGGCCGGGATCGTCTCATAACCGGCCCCGAGGAAGTCCTGATAGAACACCACCGGAGCCACCGGCAGCACGCGTTCAAGTGTGACAGTGTCGAAAAACTCCAGCTTGCCGCCGGCGAACTTTGATGTGGTGGTCATCGCGCTCTCCGTTTAGATCAATCAAGGATCGCGGAGGGCGGCGTCGCCTGCTGATACGACGTCATCAGATAAGCCGTCGCCGAAACGAAGTTGGTCGCCTGCCCGGACGTGGCGATGGTGAAATAGATGCAGACGTAGCCGTTGTTCATGTCCAACCGCGAGGGATCGATCTCGAAAACCACCTGCTTGTGCTTCACGTTGTTGGCCACCGCGTAACTCGCGGCGTCGGTCGCCTGTTTCACCAAGGTATCGGTCGCCGCGCAGTCCTCGTTCGCCCAGATCGGCACCGCCGGTCCGGCCTTGTTGGTGGCCGCGGCGATATTGGTCGCCTGCATCAAGGTCGGCGTCGTGGCGTGGCCGACTGCCTGAGTGAACTCGAACACCACGAACGCCTTGGCCGCGCCTTTCAGCGTGATGACCTGACTCGACACGGCCGCGTTGGTGGTTTGCGGAAACAAGAGCTGCGTGATCCTGAAATTGACCGGCAGCGAAAATTGACGCGCCATTTGGCTGAATGCTCCGTCCGCTCCCCTGGGCGGTCAAAATGAATCCGGCGCGTGGGGGAACCGCGCCGCGCGCGCTTAGCGAGTCGCCAATGCGATGAAAGGACTTTTGGTGTTGGTGCCCTTGAAAGGAGTCAGCGGCACCGACCACATCGGCTTGCCGTCAACGCGGTAGGTGATGCGGAACACCTGCTCATCGGTCAGGAACGCGACGTGCATGGACGTCGCCGCTTGCACGCCGTTTTTATCAACCAGCATGTACTGGCTCAGGTCGCCCAACACGATGTCGCCAACGGTTCCGAGAGTGGAACTATACTCCGTCCACACGATCTCGCGGCCGTAAAGCGTGGCGAACGGCGTGGCCGACAATCCGCCGGGCGGCAGGTAGACGAGTTGGCCGCCGGTCCCGACCGCCTGGTTCATCGCGTTAAGCTGCGGCAAAATATCCTGATTGATGTACCAGACCGCGTTCTTCATCGAGCGCGCCCATAACCGCGCCCACATGTTGTCGATGTTCTCCTTGACGATCGTCGCCGCCTTCTGCCCGGTCTCCTTCGGCACGGTGATCAGCGCCTTGCTGTTCATGTAACCCAGAGGCATGCCGGCGCCTGATCCCTCAACGATCGCGTCCTCGGTCATGAACATCACTTCTTCCGAGAACGCCTGCGACGCGATCGAGGTCAGCGCCGTCGCATCCTGCAACAGTTCGTCGGACGTGTACATGACCGACATCAGTTTTTTCAGGTCGAACTCGACGATGCGGAACTTCGGTTTCGTCGGCGTGGTGGTGACGCCTTCCGCGACCCAGTTCGACGCCACGCCACCCCAGCGGCTGCCGGTCGCGCGGCTGGTCTCGTCCACCCCGGGGATTTTGATACCGTTGGCGTTGGCGCTGATCGGCAGCTTATTCACGCGGCTAAGGATCTCGCCCATGTCGTGCGCCAGCATGAAGATCGCGGCTGCGAAGTCGATCTGCACCAGGAAGCCGCCGCCGGTCGGATCGACCTCGCCGGCGCCGGTCGGCGCGCGGACCAGCCGCGGGTCTTCCTGCTTGCCCTTGTAGTGCCGGAACACGGCCTGCAACTGCTCGCCAAGGCTGCGGAACTGCGTGCCGGCCTGCGGCGTGAAGTCGAGCCCCTTCAACCGGCCGGGCCGCGGGTCCATCGCGCGGATTTGCGACATGGTGCGCTGTGAGGGGTTGATCTCCGACACGTCCGTGTCGGTCCCCACCATCGGCCGCGCGAGGCTGGCCGCGTGCTTCTCGGCCCGCTCCAACTGGGCGATATGCGCGCTCAGTTCCTCGACTTCCTTTTCTTTTGGTGCGAAGGCCGCGGTGCCGGCGAGGGCGGGCAGTTGGTCCACCGCCTCGCCCAGGGCGCGGCGGAGCGACAAAATTGTGCTCACGTAATTTGGTTTCCTTTGGAATGATCAGGCCGCAAAGCGAATTGCGCCTCTCGCGAAGCGAGCCTTGGCGGTGACAAGCGATCAGCACGCTCAGGCCGGATTGCGCGGACCATCAATTCGGCGCCGCCGTGGTGCTGCCTTGCTATCAAAATATCAACGCATCGCCGTATCAGGCTGGCTTGTGCTTCGCCCGAAGTTCCGCGGCACGAGCCAGTTGCGCCGCCTTGTCGGCGTCCGGGTCCGGATCGGTATCACCTTGCTCGTCGGTCGCCGGCCCTTCGTCCAGCGCCTGCACCACGCCATCGAGCAGGCTCAGCGCTTTGGCATGGTGCGTCATCCCCTCCGCCATGTAAGCCTTCGCCGTGCGCAGCGATTTGTGCGCGAGCCGGATCGAGTCTTCGTGCGCGACAGGCGGTTCATCCTCGCCCGGAACGCCATCCTTCCGTCGTCCGGCCAGGCGGCGGATTGCCCGCAACAGCCTCCCTTCGTCGTCCGTATCGGCCCGGGCGCCGCCGTGCACCGAGCACTCGGACGGATCGGTCATTCCGCACTGGTCATCCGGCGCTCGGCCGCAGTTGCCGACGATCGCCCCGCCGGACGTGGGATCGTCTTCGGTCGCACCGCCGTCATCCCGGCGCACCGGCACTCGCCGCGTTTGCCCCGGAACACGGGGTTTTCCAGCCATTGAAGGTTCCTTTGCCGCTGTTCGCAGACGCTGCAATTCGTCTCGGGTTATCAACACTCGTTTCAATTCGGCACCGCCGCCGTCGAGGACTCGTTCCGCCCACTCGACCAAAGGCCGCGTGTCGATGCCTTTGCGGCGGGCCTCGGCAAGTGCGTTCGGGTTCGCCGGCACCGGGCAAACGCTGATCTCCAGCAGGCTTTGCTCCAGGAAATCGATGCCCCAGGGCCGGTCCGGATCGTCCTGGACGAACAGGTGCCTGGTCGGCAAAAAACCCACGCTCACCGCGCGAATGAACTTTCCCAGCACCAGGCGATAGATCGTGTCCGCGAACTGATAAGTTTCCGGCGGTGCGAACTCGATGTCCCCGGCGAGGCGTTTGCCCTCGACGCCGACATTCCTGGCGCCACCGATCGGCGGTGCGGAACTGTCGTGCGCCCAAAGCGCCACCGGGTTGCGTTCGAAGTCGGCGATATCCCAACCGGCGGCGCGGATTGTATCACCCATGCGATCGACCGACTCGTCGGAAAAGCAAAAGCGCAACGTTCGGGCCGCGTCGTGCACCGGAACAGGTGGCTCGATGCTCACCCGAAACACGGCATCGGTCGGAGTTCGTTTGGCGCGTAATTCTTCGCGGAACTGGTCAACGCTGATCAGCGTCGTCATGAAATTCTAAACTCCCACAATCAGCAGCCCTCGGCCGTCGCCGTAGATGCCGGGCTGCACTTCCATCGAGCGGCCGACCGCCATGATGAGCGCGACGATCGGATCGATGCGCTCGATCGAGCGTTCCTTGTCCGGCTTCTCGTTGCCGGCCGGGTCTTTGCGCACGGTGACGTTCGATGCGCACCAGTCGGCCACCGGATCGGCGCCGTGCTGCAGTTCGCGCGCCAGCAGCTTGCGGATGAACTCGGCCGACGCCGGACCCATGCTCAAGAAGCCCTGGCCGAACTCGACCAGGGTCATGCCCTCATCGGCCAGATTGCGAACGATCTCGCCGGCGAAGGTGCGGTCGAACGCCAGCTCCTGAATGTCGTAGACCGTGGCGAGGTTGAGGATCTCCGCCTCGACGAATTTGAAGTCGGTCGTGTTGCCTTCGGTCGCGATAAGGTGACCCTGGTCGCGCCAGACCACGTAAGGCGCGCGGTCACGCCTCGATCGTTCCACGATGTCATCCGCCGGGCACCAGTGCCGCCAGAGCACTTTCCAGCGCTCGCCATCCTCGACCGGCGGGAACAACAGCGCCAGCGAAGACAGGTCATTGACCCGGGCCAGATCGAGCGCGGCGATGCAGCGACGCCCCTTCAACGCTTCGGCATCGATCGGGTCGGAGCCGCGCGCCCAGACATCCATCGGAATCCAGCGGACCAACTGCTGGGTCCACTGGTTGAGCCGCAGGCGGCGTATCGAATTTTGCCGCGACGGCATCGACTGAGCGAGCGCGACCTCGGCGCGGAGGTCTTCGATCTTGAGCACCGCGCCAAGCTTCGAATTGGCTGAGGAACCAAGCGAGGGATTGGCCTTGCGCCAGGCAAGTTCGTCCTGCCAGTCGTCGCCTTCGTCGATCGTCGCGATGTAGGCGAACCACCGATCGGCGGTGATCTCGGGGATCACGCCTTCCAGCACCTTCACCGAGAAATCCCAGTGCAGGTAACAGACCGAGGTTCGGCTCACGCCCGCCGTGGTCGTTTCATACATCAGAGGTTGCAGCCGCGCGCCCATGCCGGTGTCGAGCTTCTCGATGACCTCAGCGTTGGGATGCTCGTGCAGTTCGTCGACAAGGGCCACGAACACATTCAACCCGTCCATCTTCGACGTGTCCGCTGACAGCGGACGAAACCACGAGGCCGTCGCGATCACGGCGAGGTTGTTGGTCGTCTTCGTAATCCGCCGTCGCAGCGCCGGCGATCCGGCCCGCATCCGCTCCGCTTCAGAGAACACGATGCGCGCCTGGTCTCTCGTGGTAGCGGCCGAGTAAATTTCCGCGCCGGCCTCCTTTTCGTCGATCAGCGCCTTTAAGCCGATC